TCGGTTATCTCTTGTATGTTCTTTCTCCAATATTTATTGAATAAGTTATTAGTTGTGTATCCACTTGCTGAATAGTAAACAATTTCGGGAACACCCCACGATAAATCAAATGTTGCGTTGTTAGGGTTATCCAAATGACCTGCATATTGGAAAACAGGAACACTGCTTCCATTTACAGGAACTATTCCACTTCCTGACCTATCATCTAAGGTTACAACATTTGTAAATCCAGATTCCAAAACATTGGCATATAAAACCCTGCCCTTTGAAACCTTCTGTGTATAGGTGTTGTCTTTGTTTTTATATCTTACTTTGCTGAATATCCTATCGTGCCAACCCGGAGTATCACTTAATGGACTTGGCGCAAAAGTTACCTTAATGTCTTTGGTTTCTTTTATAAACTGATTAGATATATCAAACTTCCTAAATCCATAAGTGTATGGGGAAAGTTGATTATACTTCTGATTATACTCATCATCATCTTTGTCATATTGATAAATGTAGGTTTTATATTTTGCAAGTTCAAGCGGAGTAATTTTAATCTCTTTGCTTACATCAACCTTGTTGGTAATATCAACAACTGTGTCGGTATAATAGTCATCTCTCGGCTCAATCTTAATCTTGTTTGGAACATTTGCATCAGGCTCAAAATAAAGATTAAACATATTCTTCAAGTTGGTCATAAACTCAACTTGAGTCATATCTTGTGGCACGAAGTTTTTTAACTGAATGTTTGCACCATCATATTTCTGTGCGCTTGGCACATTGTAAAACTGAATCGGAACATTCGTTGTATTAAACCTCCACTCTAACGTGCCTAATCCACCTCTGTATGTATTTATCGGAGTATCAATTTCAAGGTAAACCACATCGGTTGTTTTTAAGAAAACAGGAGTTGTCATCTCGATTGAGATTGCCCAATCAAAGAAATCGCCTCCGAACAATGGGTCACCCCTGAATGTGGTTACAGTTGCTAATGTTGTATAGTTAGTGCCATCGTATTTCCAAATATTAACAGTTACAGGAAAGTTCGTTATGTAATTACCGAATGAATCATTGTACTTAATATAAATCTCGCCTGTCATTATAAATCTATAATAGCCATCTTCTGGTATTGCGAACAATCCAGTTGTGGTATTATAGCCTGTTCCTGTGGTCGGCTGCTTTGGTACATTCGGCAACACAATCGTACCTGCTGCCGTTGGAATAATGGCATAAGAATTATTGGTATCTCTTTTTGCTAAGAATGTCCTATCATTAATTTCTTGTTTTGTTAAATATTGGACAGGATTATCGCCACACCATAACACCAAATTCTTAAATAGGTTGCTATTGAAGAACGTAGAATCATAAGTATATCCGTAGGTTTCAAATATTTTATCGACTAAGGTCTTTAAATAAACCGCAGGACTCATTTGGTCAATGTAATATGTTGACTCGAAACTTGAAGTTCCATTATCTATAATTGGATAAATATATCCATCCTGCCAAGTATGTGTCCGAGTGTCTACATTTGTCAAAGTCAATGAGTGGTCATAGGCAGATAAGTCAAGTTCTCTCAACTTTTTCTCACCCATATCTTTGAAAAGGTTTGCCACCTCACCAAATAATACTATCTCATAATCGACTGCGCCATCAGGCCGCTTGACAATATTTGTCAACTGAATGAAACCTTTAATCTGCACCAACCCATTGCGATAAAGGATAGCAGTTGTTTTTAGTGCCACATTAAAGTCAGGGTTATACTGCGTTTCAGTTGTGTTTATGGTATATCTTGACAAGTCAAATATGAACGAAAACACCTTGTTGTTGTTCGATGTTCCCGGCACTTTGATTGTGCGAGTATAGTCTGACCGCCTTTGCTCTGGGTCAACTATATCCGTGATGCTCTTTGTCAGGTCAATAGTTTCCGACTCGTATAGGTCTATCTTATACGATGTGTTGCCTTGATATACTAATAATTCATTTATCATAATGACTGCCTGTATCTATTATAAGAGTATTGCATATTGCAGGTGATTTTATGTAACTGCCTGCCAGAGTTTAAGTAGGTTTGATTTTGATAGCCTGTTTCGGTTACTTGCACCGCAATGAAATCAGTCGCACTTCTTTCCAACCAAATCAAAGGACTTTCAAACAGACCTTGCATCCATTCCGATTGAGCATCGGTAATCCAGTCCGAGTTCAATAATACGTTGTCAATTATCTCGGTGTTATAGTTTACCTTTAATCTATCCGCATCTATGTAACCGAGTGGCAACATCTTTCTATATTGAGTTCTGTTAACCTCAATGCTTTTTTGGTTTACTGCCGTAAAGTTATATGCCTCCCAACCTCCATACTGATTCAACCAGTGCAATCTATATGTTCCATATTTTGTGCAGGCAGGAACTATGTCTATTCTGTATGTTTCAAGTATAGTTTCAGTCATCCCTATTATGTTCATAAACTCAACATCATAATATGCAGTATTTGCGTTCAAACTGAATCCACTTATCTTTTCTGCATTCACATTATAAACATAAGTTGTTCCCGATTGACTTATTCCTTCAGTTGTGGTAACAAGCAAAGAGCCTGCACTATCATATTGCTTTACTCTTATATGGCTCAATCTTCTGCTTGCGGTCAAAGTAGTTGTTACATTGGATGTGCCATTATTTGATAGCACAATAATGTTTGAGCCTAATCCTGCGTTGTATGCCACATTAACAATGGTTGTGTTTGCAGGTATGCCTGTTCCTGTGATGCCTAATCCGGGAGATAAAGTTGGTGGCATTATGGTTGCATATTCGCCTGTAAGTAAAACATTCGGACTTCCATTGCTGACTATTCCTTCAATCTTCGTTACAGGGTCAAAGTATGTGATTGTCTTATATTGCCCTGCATACTTGTAATTAGGTATGCTTTCTTGCAAGGTAAACCCAGATGCAATGTTCATCTTTGAAAATTCAAACTTGCCGAACTCCTCAAAATCAAACACGGCATTGTAGGCAAACTTATCATTGCTCTTTGTTAGGTCAGGATAGATAATCAATGTTCCTGATGCGTTGTTATATGCCTCACCAAACTGCACATAATATGGGCATCTGCTACCAGTATTGGCGGATAATAATGTACTCGATGCGTTCAGAAAATCGGCTGATAAGTAATTCCTAACCACAGGTGAAACATCAACTTTTAATGAAGTCGATGCTGGTTGTTTTGGGTATAGTTGCCTATTTACCCTCACTCCACCCACATAAACATCAATCACAAAGTTGAAGTTAGTTTGTGCGGTCTGTGTACTTGTTACATCAAACACAAGTTGGTTATAGCCTGCCCCATGTTCGGCAGGTTCGCTATTTACTGTTATACTCATTTGCTGCTCGTTTTATACTTACTTTAATTGTTGCCCCTAATCCTTTGGCAACATCGTTCACTAATTGGTCAACCCTTTTTTTATTGGTGGCTTCTCGCACAAAGTTTACAGGCTTAATACCTCCTATCTTTGTCGCTACTGCCATTGCCTTTGCCTCCTTATCGATTGCACTTGCCTGTTTCTTTTTGTTTTTACTGGTTAGCTTCTTGCCACTCATACTTTTGCTGCCTGTTTTGGCAATGTATTTTTTGAAGCTATCAACCATATTCTTTCCTGCACCTATTGTTTTGAACTTATACGGAGAGTTGCCTGCCTTGTTTTTCTTTACACCCCTCACACCTTTGTCAACAAACTTCCAATAATAAGCATCTTTGTCTGCAACAATTTCAATGCTTACTTTTGAGCCTCCAGACTTTATTGGTTTGCTGCTCATTGATTGAGCCAATGTACTTGCCCCACCTGTGCGAACATTCTTTTGAATCTTTGTTCGCATAGCATCAATACCCCCATTGCACCACCTCAATACAATATCGGTCAGGGTATTGCCCTGTGCCGTTGCAAAGTCATCTGTGCTTTGTCCGTATTTACTGCCTATCTGCTCTGCGGTTGTCATTGTCTGATTTATCTTTATAAAACGATGCGGTGTTTAAAAACTCGGTAACATTCATATCGAAGTAAAAATCCCACTTAGTTCTGTCATTGTTCGCCATGTCATTTATTGTTGCAATCCAAGACCACTTTTGATAGAATTGATTTGCCTCTCCGCCTCCGCCCCCAAATAGGTTAGCATATTGGCTACTAATGCCTCGTAGTACTTGCAAAAAAAAAGCATGATTGGATATGCGGTGCTGATTTTCATTTGATTGTAGAATAAGTCTGCAATCTCTTTATGCTTATCCCCATTGTACTTTTTCTCCTTACCCCACCAAGTTCTTTCCACTACCAATGCAGCCAGAATATTATGGATGTTGTGAATAATCTTATCCTGCTCTTTGCAGAAATGAGTTGCATCAATGTATTGAGCAGCAGTTAAATCTTGTTGCCTCCACTTTACAACAAACCTCTTGCCACCCAGTTTGAACTTTAACTTTATCTTTTGGTCAGGTTGCATGGCCTCAATCTGTTCAAGTCCTTTCAACCTTTCCAATAATTCACCAATCGGTAATGACTCAACTTCATCTACATCCTTTCCCTCGATTTCAGCCAACATCTTGACCTTCCTCATTATAGGGTCAGTTTCCAAGTCGGCAATAGTTTTGCACCTCAGGAATTGTTTGATTGTGAGTTCGGAATAGTTCTTCATCGTAATTAAATAGAATTTAAGGGTTAAATTGTTATGGTGCTATACTTGCCCGATGGTCGGTTGTTTAGCTTATTCAGTCCTACATATCGCAGGCTATCAATAGCGTGATTCATGTAGTCAATAGGTTTGCCAGTATATGTTCCTGTATTGTCCTTATCCCATGTGTAGGCTCGTAGTTCTTTGATTAAGTTAGTGCTTCGTTTGGTTACCATTAACTTATATCGCTTTAATATATCAATGCCTATCTTTATTGAGTCAGGCCCTTTAATTGCAGGATGCACATTGAAACCTTGCAGCCTTAGTTCTTCAATCGACTTTGGCTCTGCACTATCGCAAACCAATTCTTTGCGTTCAAAGTTTATTGATTTAAGGAAATTGCCTATATCATTATTGGTCATGTTTGTTCGGTATAAGACCTCATCAATCCATATCTTGCCATCCTGTTTATAAACTGCAACCAATGTTGTCGGGTCATTTGTAAACCCGAAGTCCATTCCGTGTGAAATAATAGTAGCATCTTCAGGTATAGAGTTGACTTGTTCCCAATTATCAAATACTAAATCTCTTAATTGACCTCTTTCACCTAACCCAAACACTTTCCAATATTCTGGGTCTGAATTTTTTAATGCTTCAATTTCACGGATTATCGATTCACTTAAATGCGGATTGTCTTTATATGTAGTTATTATTAATCCACAATCAGGCCTCGTAAGTACATCACTATAAATCCATGAATCAAACATAGATGGGTTATAGTCAATAATTACTCTGCCAGTTGTTCTAAATAATAATTGCCTCCATTGTTCTATGGTTATTTCATTTGCCTCATTTACAAATAGTAAATCCCTTTTACGACCTCTTAACTTTTGCTCATTATCTACTGAAAAAAACTCAATCGTATTACCATTTAGAGTGTAAGTATTTTCACTCATATTATGATTTCCTTCTGAATATAAATTGAGGGTTGTTAGAATATCAACAAAATCCCTCATTGCTGATGCCTTTAATGCAGGCAAAGTAGAACGGACTACCGATATAGTCAGGCCTTTGTAATTCATGGCCTGCCTTATTATCCATTGAATTGCAGAATAAGTCTTACCAGAACGAGTACCGCCTTGCAGGGCAATTATCCGTTTATCAGAAATATTATTTTCAATGAACTCAAAATTAGGATTTAATACCATTATATTCTAATGCGTATATATAGCCCTCATTTAATGCAATCATTGCTTTTGCATATACATCTGTATCGATATCATGTTTTTTATACATATCATAATATCTTAAACAGATGATTCCATAAGCATCAAACAGATTGCTTGCATTAGGATGTGTTTCTTCAACTGTCTTAATAGCAACTGCATTAACCCATACATCATAACTAACATCTTTTTGTTTCATTATTTTATTGGTTTAGTTAGCCAATCTGGCAATTTTTCAACTTCAATATTTTGTTTTATTTCACTTTTATCGGTAAGTCCATTTAGCCTTTGAGTTATGCTCGGATTGTACTGCCCAACCATGCCTCCTTCAATTTGGTCTTGCCTGATGGTTTTGCGTATATACGAACAGATGGCGCAATATTCCGCATATTTGTTGTCAGTATTAGCAAAATATTTGCTCAAATCGCTTATAATATCGTTTTTAAAACAATATAACTCAAACCCTTCTAAAGTCAATGGTGGCTCAAGCAACTCATAGTCTTTCTTTCCATCCTTGCCGACAAAGACCATTTTCTTGCGTGGTTTGCTTTTGGTTTCTTTAACATATGCCTCAAATAGTTCCCACATCTTTTCTGGGGTTTCTATGTATTTATGTTTTCCCATTTTTCCTCCTCCATATTCTGTTATGTACTATATTAAAATAATATTCAAAGTTCGGGTTTTCTGTGAATGGTGGCAAATACTCATCGACTGCTCGGCTCACAGGCTCAATGCCTTTAAAGAATCCGAATGGCATATTAAACTTATTAGCGCAGTCATCAATGACTAACCACTTTTTAGCTAAATGTGCATAGGCTTGTAAGTCTGAAGTGATTACATCGTAAGTATGACCTCCGTCAATATAGACAATATCAAATTTATCTTTCTGAATAAAGTCTATAATTGCAGGCTCGGTACTTAAACCTTTAACAATAACAGGTTGTTCAAGTTCAAACATCGTATGCAGGAACTTAATGTCATTCTCATAGTCTGACTGCCAATGTCCATCCGTATCATCCAATGGTGTAACTCCTACAATGTTAACTTGTTTGCCTTTTTGGTTTGCCAGTTCACGAATCAACGCAAGTGTTTGACCTCTGAATACCCCTATTTCTAAGAATGAGAATTTTTTGGGCATCGTATCAATGATGAGATTCCACATTTCATAAAATGCACGTTCCCCGAAGCCGAATGCGTTTTGCTCTACAAAATCCCGCAAGTCTTTTAATCTTGGGTTTGCATTTACGGCAGCATTGAATTGCTCAACTATTTGCTGATTCCATTCCTGCGTGTCTTGATATGTTTCTTTTATCTTATCCATTCCATATTTGCTTTGCCGTTCCCATGTATAAATATAGGCATATTCCCATAATTTGTTAGAAATGTGCCATCTATAAATGAGTAGTCATTGTCTGTTAATCCACATAAAGTTTGAAATGCTAATCGCTTGGTATCAATAGCAAGGTTGTTATCCAATACTTTTTTGGTTAGCCATCTTTGGTCATCATCAGTTTCCTGTGGTGGGTCTAACTGATACATATTGCAAAATAGTTCTTTGGTCATGTAATACGTTCCAGAGTTTACAAATCTATACTTGTCAATGTTTGGGTTTGTTTTTTCGTATGCCTCATATCTTTCCAACATTGATACATCAGGCCAACAATTTACCTCTGAAGATATTAGGGCAGGTTTGCCATTTACTATTTCAATGAATTGCTCTGGTGTTCCTTTAACCACAACATCGTAAGCATCGGCAAATACAAAGTCATGTATATCTGTGGTTGTTAGATATTCATATAGCTTTACAAGTTTAGTTCCGAATCCTCGCCATGATGTTCTTATAGGTGTATATTCCCACCCAAACTTATTGGCAGATTCTTCTAACATCTTCGCCCTATTATAGTCATCGCATACTGTTATGAGTTTCATATTGCCACATAAGGATTAAGCCTGCCCATTAATATATCATCCTTCAGTCGGTTAAACTCTTCCATATCATTTCCTGCAAGTCTTTCCTTTTCTTTTTGATATGGATTCTCGCCTGTGTCGATATGATCAATCTCAATATGTGGCAGGAAGCTATTGCGGAATCCAGATACTTTGCATCTAACCGCAGCGAGTGTGTCATCAAATCCATATATACCGGGCTGCATCATGCCACCTATCTTATCAATTAATCTGTAGTTATACATTTGGCAAGTGCCAATAACATGAGCCACATCCTCAACTATTATCCATCTTTGACCTTTGTAGTGAGGCAGCATCCGCAGTTCTGACCTATACATATCATTGCGGAATGGGTTTTCCATCAGGTCTTTTCGCTTCAATCCAAGTATGCCTATTAATGGGTCACGTTCAATAGCTTCCTCCATCTCATCAACCCAGTTTATATAGTTAATGTCAACATCGTTGTCCATCTTTATTAGATGTTGTTTGGGTTCTCTATTTGCCCATGCCTGATTGATTGCCTTTGCCGTGCCTACATTCTCGGTGTTGGTTATTACCTCAAATGGGCAAGCCTTTAACAATTCTTTGGTTTCCTCGCATGAAGCATTGTCCACAATTATAATTCTGTGGTCTGTAACGGTATTCTCTAAACATTCAAGAGTAACCTTTGTGTATTTAGTTCTTTGGTTTTCGATTGTATCGAACACGGCCATTGCCAGAAGTGACATTGTTTGTTGGGTTTATAGGGTTTTCAGATTCATATTTATTTAAGAATCGCAACATATTCTTAAGGGTTTCCAAGTTGCAACCCGGACAAGTCCCGGGCCGTATGCCTGTGATTTCAAGTATCAACTCCCTTAATCTCAATAGCTGCTCTGTCTTGCCAATCCATTCGGAGTTAGATTCAAATATCTTGAGCAACTCTTTCAGCGTATGCCTATGCCCTGTGTCAGCACATAGGTCTGCATATATGTCTTTGTATGTTCTCATTGTTACCTCCAAATGTTTCGTTGTAGTATTGTTCAAATGATTCTTTAGAATCTTCTGATGTCTTATCTTTCAAAAATGATAAAGCATATTCTGCGCCTGCAATCCATGTATATTCGTTCTGCTGCCTCTCCATTTGTTTGGCTTGTTCAATTTCTTCTTTAAGGTAATTTAGCATCCGTTGAGGAAGTTTGCTTACCAACCATTCTACTGCGGTCTGTTTCATATCTTAAATAATATTCGTTTTGCTACCATACCCAAATAAACTGCATATCCTCCATAACTAAATATGGTGATAAGGTCTTTTAGTTCGGGCAAATAAATTAAACAGGCCATTGCAATAACTGATGCCCAGAATGATAAGCAAGTGGCACAGTTAAATGGTTTGAAATCCAACCAATCGGGGATGGATGTTAGCGACATAAACACCACAACCAGTAGTGATATGCCAATCATAAGTGTTAATTCAAACATTGTTTATAAATATTAAATCGGGTTTCTGCTATGTGTTTAATCTCATAAGGTTGTACTGACTCATATAACTTCTCTGAAAGGTCTGCAATCATGTTGGGGTTTTTTAGCAACTTAGTCATTTGCTTATACCAATCGTTCTTGTGGTTTACCTTCAAACAATTATCAGCTATTATCTCGCTATAAGGCCACACATTTGAAACAATGGCTGCCTTCTTTTTGAAACCTGCCTCCAACATCTTGAGGTTTGATTTCATATTATTGAATCGGTTGTTCCTTAATGGTATCAATGCCACATCAATAGCCTCATAGAATAAAGCATATTGGCTAACATCGCAGGCTGCATAATAACTAAATTGCTCTGGCTTCGCTATACCTTTTGCGGTTAATATCCCTGCCATTGCCTGACTTGTCATATCTTGTGATTCAAAACCGCCATATACTATTTTGAAATTGTCGTGGTTCTTATACATACCAAGCAATGATTCAAACATTTCCAATACATCCTCAAAGTGAGTTACTGAACCTGACCATCCGAAAGTGGTCACATCTTGTTGCCTGTCATGTATCTTGAATTGTTCTTCGTTTGTATCTATTCCGTTGGGTACTATGTAAACATTCTTTTGTCCAAGTTCTTTTTTTATAGCATCGGCAAGCAATGAATGTGTAGTGGTTACTGCTAACGCACCTTTGGCAGCCGTTGCTATTTGCCCAGAGTGATTCATCTTCTTTGCTGCCTGCCTTAACACATGCCATTCGGGAATGCGGTAGTCATCATCTAAGTCAAGTATATACGGAACACCTGCTTGTTTTAGTTTTTGGATAACACCTTCCTGATTGCCTGTCTTACTTATGAACCTGTTTGCGACAACCAAATCATGTGCTTGCAAGAAGTCTATTTCTGCCGTGTCGATTTCGTTTACCTGACTTATCTCAACTGCATGATTCTTTCCCATATTTCCATGCGGAATCCACAACCTGTGATAATCCACACCGCTTAGTTTTGGGTACTGGGTTATGATTAATACTTTCATTGGAGTTTTTTTATTTTTTCTTTCACCATTCGGAGTGCTGAATAACTGATGCCTGTGGCTCGTTGTACTTTCTTCATATCGCCTAACTGGTTGTAAAGCAACACAACCCTATTTTCAAACTCGGATAGGTTGAGCATAAACTTTTCTGCCTCACGGATGAGGTTTTCTTTTTCTTGCTCTGATGTTTGGAATGCTTTAATGTCAATCTGTGGTTTGTGGATAATGCTGCCTAACTTACCTCGCTTGCTAAAGATGTTAAATGCAACCCTATAAAACCAAAAGTTTAAGAACTTTAAATCGGGCAACCTATGCTCTGGCATTTCCAATACTTCAACGCATACTTCTTGGAATATGTCATCAGCATAATTATTGTTGATTCTCTTGCAGATTTCTCTGAAATTTTTATCGGTTGTGATTCTGTGGATTATATGCTCTCGGTTGTTCACCGACAACAAAATTAAAACCTTTTTCTATTAATCGAAAATAAATACTCCTTTGTTAATAAGTTTTTATGAGCATTTTCGTGGCATGTTCTACACAATGCAATAAGGTTTTCCGGTGCATCTTGTTCCTCTTTGCGTTTGCTGCCAAACTTGGAACGTGGAATAATATGGTGAATGTCTACGGCAATGGAATTACATACCTCACACCTGATGCGTGTTGATTCATCTGCACCTATTGAGGAAAGATAGTTACGGATGTGCCGTTGCATAGTATTGTTTCAGCAACTCATTGTAAGCCTCTGCCTCAACTTCCTTTTGTTTATTGCCCATATTTAACTCTTTAATTTCAGACTTTATGCTTCGGACTTCAGATATTAAAGAGGTTTTGTTTAGTCGAGTGTTCAATTCAGCATCTAATCTTACTTGCACATATTCGCATATCTGATTAAACCTTGCAGGATTAAATGCAATTTTGCCTTGCTTGATTAATTCTTTACAAACCACGTTGCCAAAGTCGACAATACTGCCAGTTCGCTTATAGTTATCATAGCAGGCTGCAATAGATTTCTCAATTATTGCCTGTTTTTCTTCGTTTGTAGGCTCGATTGTTGGTTTAGGCACATATACCTTAGCCTGCTTTGCAATCGTTTGTTTATGCTCATTGTATTTAGTCAGGAAAAATACAAAGTTTGAGGTCGATAATCCACCAACAAAATCGCCATATTTAAGTTTCACTCCATTCTGGAATGCCTCTGATACCTCTTTTAAGGTCATGTTTGCGAAATCACTCTTTACGCAATGTGCAAGGTTGCTCACCACAAAATCTAAATCCTCTTTTGTGGTTTTAAAGTTCATAAAC